CTGCACAATACTCAACAACTACCAAGTGGAAACCAGTAATGATTATGTCATTAGGTAGTGGTAGTTATGTAGTTCAACAGTTAGGATAATATGTTAGTAACCTCCGCTCAGAAGCTTTACACATCGTGTGAAAGTTCTAGATCATCTTTTTTGGATAGGGGTAGAGACGCTTCAGAATTGACTATTCCATTCGTTCTTCCTCCAGAAAGTTCCAATTCCGCTACTGTCTATCCCACTCCGTACCAAGGAATAGGGGCAAGAGGTGTGAATAATCTAGCTTCAAAGCTGTTACTCGCCCTCTTGCCTCCCAATTCTCCTTTCTTTAAGTTAGAACTTGATGAAAAGGAAGCTTCTAAAATTGAAGATGATCGTGTCTTAGCTGAAATAGATTATTCATTATCTAAGATAGAACAGGCTGTAATGTCTGAAGTTGAGGTAGGCTCTTTAAGGGAAGTAATCTTTGAAGCTCTAAGACATCTAATAGTTACTGGTAATGCTCTACTCTTTGTTGATAAGGATGGATCAGTTAGAGTATTCCACCTAGATAGGTATGTTGTTAAACGTGACCCTATGGGAAATGTTATAGCAATAGCGACTAAAGAAACTACTTCTTATGACGCATTACCTGAGAACATTAGGAAATTACTTTACGAAGAAGATAAGGATGGTGGTGAGGACTTACAGAATTGTGACATTTACACAGCAGTCTATAGGGAAGGTAAGAAGTTTAAAGTATTCCAAGAAGTTAAAGGAATTATAATACCTGAATCTCAAGGGAGTTACCCAATAGACAAACTTCCATACATTCCTCTTCGATACACAAGGATAGATGGAGAGAGTTACGGAAGAGGGTTTGTAGAAGAGTACATTGGTGATCTAAAATCCCTAGAAGCACTATCCCAAGCTATTGTAGAGGGTTCAGCAGCAGCTTCTAAAGCTATCTTCCTAGTTAATCCAAATGGAACTACTAGGATAAAAGATATAACAAACACTCCTAATGGTGCAGTTGTACAAGGTAGTGCTGGAGATGTCACAGTCTTACAGATGGAGAAGTACAATGACTTTAGAGTAGCCTCTGAAACCATTGACAAGATTAGTGCTAGGTTAAGTTACGCATTTCTTTTAAACTCTTCTATACAGAGGCAAGCCGAACGAGTTACCGCTGAAGAGATTAGGACTTTATCCCAAGAACTAGAGTCAGCATTAGGAGGTCTGTATTCTATTCTGTCTTCTGAGCTACAGATTCCTTTAGTAAATTTAATGATTACTAGGATGCAGAGGCAAAGGAAGTTACCAGCATTTCCAAAGAACGTAATTAAACCTAAGATCATAACAGGAGTAGAAGCTCTTGGAAGAGGTAACGATCTAAATAAACTTGAGATGTTCGTTGCTGGTGCTGCTCAAACTGTTGGACCACAAGCTTTACAGACTTACTTAAACATAGATGCTTACTTTAAACGTAGGGCAGCATCACTAGGAATAAGTATCGAAGGTCTAATTAAGACTGAAGAAGAAATACAAGCAGAACAGCAACAGGCTCAACAGATGGCACTTGCTCAACAACTTGGACCAAATGCAATTAACGCAATGAGCCAAGATAACGTAGCTAGAATACAACAAGAAGGACAGGAAATTGAAGAAGGTGAAAGTGAATAGTGCAGTTTTAGTATTTGTTTTAATTTTTATCGTATCTGTATTTAGTGGATGCGTTTCCAATAAAGGTGCTAGGGAAGTTAGAGTATCTGTACCTGCACTCTTTGAATTTAGAACTGAGTATTATGAAAACCAAGACAGCGATTTGTCTATTGGTTCTAAAAAAGAAAACAACAGTCAAAACGAGGAAAAATAATGGTAGACAGCGTAACAATCAATGAACCTACGGAATCTGAGATCGAACCAGAAAGCGTGGAAGATCAAGAAACTGAACAGGTTGAAGAACAACAGACCGAAGAAGCATCTGAACGTCCTGAATGGTTGCCAGAAAAGTTTAAGAGTGCCGAGGATATGGCAAAGGCTTATTCTGAATTGGAATCTAAGATAGGACAAAAGGGAGAAGAAGGTGAAGAAGGAGAAGAAACTCAATCAAGCTTCAACATCCTAGACATCCAAGAGCAATATGCTGAAACAGGAGAAGTTTCTGAAGAAGGCTTTAAAGCTTTAGAGCAGATTGGAATTCCTAAAGAGTACGTAGAACGATACATTGCAGGACAAGTTGCTATCCGTGATTCACAAATCCAAAAGATATATGATGTTGCTGGAGGTGAAGAAAGGTATGAGGAAATCAATTCTTGGGCATCTGAGAATCTGAATGACTCTGAAATAGATTACTTTAACGAGCAGTTGAACAGCCAAGACTTCTCTAAATCAGAGACAGCAATCAAAGGTCTGGTAGCACGATTCAATCAAGATCAAGGAATTGGGCCTGACTTAATCAAGGGTAGCACATCTGGTTCAGGTGGAGTACGTCCTTATTCTTCAATGGGAGAGTATCTTGAAGCTATGGGATTACGTGACCAAACAGGTAAGAAAAAGTATGAACATGATAGCTCTTACCGCAAGCAGGTTGAAAAACGTCTAGAAATCAGTAATATATTTTAAATGAAAAAGAAGGGACTATACGCCAATATAAACGCTCGTAGGAAAGCTGGAACCAGCAGACCTAAGAGTAAATCCACTATTTCACCGAAGGCATATGCTAACATGAAGAGAGGGTTCAAGAAGAAATGAAGAGTGTTTCTCTACGAAAAAAGCACAAGAACCCTAAAGGTGGATTAAATGCAGCAGGACGTAGGAAATACAATAATGCTACTGGAAGTAATTTAAAGGCTCCAGTAACAGAGAAGAATCCAAAAGGTAAAAGAAAAGCACGTAAGAAAAGCTTTTGTGCAAGAATGAGCGGAGTAAAAGGACCAATGAAAGATAAAAAGGGCAGACCTACAAGGAAAGCATTAGCCCTAAGACGTTGGAATTGTTAATTATGGATATAGTACAATACGTAAACGAAAATAAAGAACAACTGCTGATAGTGCTTGGTAGTCTAGTTGCTACAGCTTCAGCTATTTGTGCTTTAACACCCACACCCAAAAAAGGCACACTACTGAGTAAGCTATACAAACTCATTGAGTGGGCAGCATTGAACATCGGAAAGGCCAAACAAACTGGTGACTCTACTAAAGACAATAATTAGTCTTATAGTAAAGTTCTTAGGAGGAAAGGTGTATGAAGACCTTAAGAAGCCTAAACTTGGCAAGGACGTTGAAACTCCTGACGATGTTAGGGATAAGTTTCTTGAGCGGATGCGTCAATACGAGGGTAGTCTTCATAAACCCAAGCGATGACGTAATAAGAATCGGACCTAATGTTAAAGGTAGAGTATATTTTTATAATGAAGAGGAACAAGCATGGCAATTATCAAATAATAAAAGCTTGATTCCTGAAGGATGGTATGCTGGAAATATAGAAACTTTAGATAAAAACGAGTAATCAACCTGCTGAGGCAGATAATTGAAACAACAAGTGAGTAGTCGAAAACCAAAAACTAAAAAACCTAAACCCAAACCTAAATATTAATCATGGCTAACGCTAACGTATCACGCCTTGGACTAGTTAATAACACAGGTACGGCTGTTGATGCCCTTTTCTTAAAAAAGTTTGCAGGTGAAGTCCTGTCAGCTTTCGAGGAAAAGAACATCATGAAGGGTCTACACACTATTCGCACTATTCAGAATGGTAAGTCGGCTCAATTCCCCGTAACTGGTAAAGCTACCGCCAACTATCACGTTGTTGGTGATGATATCCTAGATGGTTCCAATAATGGAGGCTCTGGCTATCTCAACAACATTAAACACGCAGAACGAGTCATCAACATTGATGAATTGCTAATCAGTCCAGTATTTATCTCAAATCTTGACGAAGCAAAGAATCACTATGATGTTCGCTCCATCTACTCGACTGAAATCGGTAATGCTCTTGCAAATACTTTTGACAAGAATGTTCTGAAGACTGTCATCGCTGCTTCCCGTGCTGCTGCAATTATTGACCATCCAGCAGGAGGTTCAGTAGAAGTATCTAACGCAACAAGCATGGCAACACTAACAGCTAACGAAATTGTTGACGCTATATTTGCAGCTGCTCAAAAGCTAGATGAAAACGATGTACCTGAAGAACGCTATTGTGTGCTCAATCCAGCAGGTTACTATCGTCTAATCGCTGATTCAGGCAACAATCGTCTATCTCAGTTGAGCCGTGACTTCAATGATAACAATGGTTCTATTGCCAAAGGTAACATCGTTGAGGTTGCTGGTATCCGTATCCTCAAAAGTAACCATCTACCTGTC